GACCCAGCCAGCCATAGGTATTGCTGGCCGATGAGGACGGGACCGGCGTGGCGATACGCTTCCAGTCGGTCGGTGTCGCGGCCTGCGCGTTTTGGAACTCGGCCTTGTACGCAACAAACAGCGCGTTCAAGACACTGGCGTTAATGATCATGAATCTCTTCCTTTATATAGAGGGGGAGTTACGCCTTGCCCTTGATGAATTCCGCTTCGCTCATACCCAGCAACGAGGCGACCTTTTGTTCTTCGGAATTGAGCGCGGTGGCAGTGTTGTCGGGCTTGCGTTCACCCAAGTTGGTAGCTGCCGCAACGACCGGTGCCGCTTCGACAAAAGCCTTGAATCGAGCCAAGCCGGTTTCGTCTTGGCAGGCCGCACGGTGGTATTCCACGGTCGCTGGCGTAATCTTCCCGGCCTGAGTCGCAGAGGTGATCAGTGCTTCAACGGCTTTGTCATGCTCGGTTTTCTTTTGTGTAGCCAGCGCTTGCTCGGCATTGGTGGCTCGGGTTTCCAAAGCGTTGTAGTCAGCCCGAGGGACGAACTGCTCCAGGTTGGGTCGTTCGGTGTTCAGTGCTTGATTGGTGGACTTAATAAGTTGAGCGGTGGCCGCGACGGCCTGCTCTTCGGTGGCTGTTTCGGGCAAGCCGAGCGCGGCCAAAAGCGCAGGTGAAAGCTTCACAGGCGTGTTCTCCGTGGTTTCTTGGTTGAGGGCTGTCAGCAGAAAGTTGGGTTTGTTGGTCAGCCCTGCGCTGACCAAGCGCGCAATACGCGTGGTATCAGGATCGAAGTCGAAGACGGGAGATAGAAAACGGTATTCGCGATTGATGACCTGGGCGGACGCACGGGGCGTCCAGTCAACGAGCCCCCACAAGGCACCACCGCGAATCTCCAGTTGTTTGATCCAGCCAGCGGCCGGGGCGTCCTCGCCCTTGGTGGCTCGGTGCTGGGTGGCGTGCTCCCAATCAATGGGCAGATCGATGGAGCGGCCGGTGAAACTGGATTGCACCAGCATTCCGGCTTGTTCATCGAACAGCCATTGCCGACCATCCCGGCCGGTGACCTGTGGACCAGGCGGGATAAGTTCGACCCACTCCGGGGCCTTACCGTCAGAGACGGTGGCGGAAAGGTCGGTGTTGAGTGCGAGTTGAGTTTTCATGCCGCCAGTCTGTGCGGCCAGGCGGAATGAGTGAGTATCAGCGGGGTTTAAGGTTTTCGCGGGGGTGTTGCTGGGCGGGGATACACCGGATACCCATTTTATATTTATAGGATGGGGGGTAAAGCGATCTCGCGGGTGCGGAGTGAATAACGCTACGAGCAAATCTAACGCACGTCTAACGGTAATTACGCGCCACGCTAGCGGCGGATGTACCCGCAGCACCGTTACGCGGCGCTACCGCGATGCTACGCCGTCAACCTGATACCGGCTCCAGAAGATATTCATGAATGATGAAAAGAACCTCCGTTTCGTCCTCGGCGGACAACCCCAGATAGGGCCGTGCTGGTATGTCTCCCCAGGGAATGGGATGGCCTTTCGCACTACCTGATGCACCTTTTTTCTGTCCAAACTGATGGACCGCCCCATAAGGCCGGTCTGTACCAAAGGCTAATTCAGTGCTGGTGACCTGCTTTCGCAGCGTGTCCTGAAGCGTTCCTTTCTCGCGCAGGATGCCGGTGCCTTTCTTTCTGGCCAACGTGACGGCCGAGAGTGGCGCCCAGGGCGAGCCGTCCGGCGCGACCTTCTTGCTGAATCGATCATCGGTGGACTGGTGAAGGTATTCACCAATGTCATTGAAGGGTGTAGTGAGGTCACCCAGACGATGCACTAACTCTTCCAGGGCTTTACCGACCAGACTGTCGTCGACTGTTACATCCAGCATTGCGCCTGCCATGTTCATCTCCTACTATTAATACATCCCATCGGATGAGCAGCCCCTGTCAGGGCCTCCATGCCTACATCCGGGGCGGCCCCGGCGTGACAGCGTCGGGGCTTTTTTATGGGTGCCGACGGTAGAGACGGACACCCAAGCGCAAGTCGTCCAGGTAATCCTCACTGTCAGCGACGAATCCAGTTACGCCATCCCAGCCGTCATCGCCGATCTCAAACACTGCCAGTGCTGGCGTGGCCTTGCCCTCGACTTCGAAGCGAGCCAGGTAACGGCGCCGCACGACCGCTTTCTGTTGTGCATACATCCACTCCAGACGCACCCACACTTCGTCAGGCTCGCGCAATGCTTGGGCAACCAGGAGCAAAGTCTGCTCGCGCCCACGTTTCTGGACCTTGAGTTGGCCGGTTCGCTTCACGGTGAACATGTCCCGGCCGATCACTACCGCATCCCCGGTTACGTCCTTGAACAGCGCAGGCGCACTTTGTTTGGCACCGAACTCTCCCAGGAAGCGATCCACATAGGCATCGTCCGTCAGACCGGATGGCAGCAATTGGCTGGCAGGCACTGACCTTGGGGGTGGCAATGGATCGGTCGGGCGCCGATTAGGTAGCCCCGCCCCGTGAGCGCTGTCGGGCTTGCGCCCCAGCTCGGGCAGCGGATCATGCGCACGCATGGGCGGCACGGCATCAGACAAGCGCGACCGACCTGGTGCGTATTCAAAACCCGGATCAATGCCCTTGGGTACGCGAACAGTGCGCGGACCTTCAGGACTGTTCTTGCCAATAACCCGATCTTCCCACTCAATCGCTGGTGCTGGGCCAATGTTCAGGCCCTGACGTTCGACGTCCCTGGCCGACAGCATGAACTTCTTGCACTTACAGCCCCAGCCGTTTTGCGGGGTGTGGGTGGACCACCAAGCATCATCAAGCGGTAAGGTCGTGCCGTTCCAAGACAAGTGCATAGGACGCGGGTGCGCACTGTCACCGTGTCGGTATAGCCCGTAAGGTCGCCGTTTACGAAGTTCTGGGTCGGCCATCTGCTCTTCGCGACCAGCGTTATAAGATTGGCGCAGGTTGGTTTCCCAGATGACGTTAGTACGCCAGCCACGCCCGCCGTTGTACTGCCAGCCATGTTTGCCGACAACCTGGTCGAAGTCCTTGCGGAACTGTTCCAAGGTAGTGCCATTGGCTATGGACTTCTCGACCGCACCACGCAGATCGGCCAGCAGGTCACGTTTCACCGCCCCAGCGACGACAAAGGCATAGTCGTGCTCGGCGTTGTAGATGTCCGTCCAGGCGCGGGTCGGCAGGTCGACCTTGCCACGGAAGTAGTCGATCTGCTCTTTGAAAGGGAGGGAGCCGTGAGAGACCGCCACTTGTTATAATCCTCTCAATATGTCGTCACGACCTGCCAGGTTGGCAGCCGTCAATCCATCGGCAATAGCATCCGCCAACTGTCCAGTCGTCATGTCCGGATAGGTCTCAATCAACCGATCCCGAAACTCTTCCAGGCTGGCGACTGAGTCGAGCAGTTCCTTGATCTGCTCGACCATATCATCCAGCGGGCCAGCCACCGACTGCTCCAATGTCCGTACCTGGTTATCGACGATGTCCGGCAATTCCGCCGGTTTCGCGGGCGACTGCTCGCTGTTGGTCGCCTGTGCCAACGCCGGAGTGGCAACTGGTGCAGGGATGCCCAGCAACTCGGCGCCCTCGGCGGGAGCGGGAATATTTAGCTTGTCACGGATTACCGACTGTTCAACCTTCAACCCCAGAGGCACCAGCTTTTCCAGCGCAGCGATCAGCAGCTTGGTGTCTTCCGGTTGCGGTACGTCGATGATCAGGCGTGGATACGGTCGACCAGGTGCAAAGTTCAGGTCGCACCAGGGCCGCACAAAGTAGCGGTTCAGCGTGTTGGACTCGGCCTTGGCGTCGGCTTGCAGCAAGTCGAGTCGCACTTCATTGTGGATCGTTGCCTGGGCCTGGCTGGAGCCATCGTCGGTGGACATGGTCTGACCGACCACCGCTTTGCTGACCTGCTTGTCCCACCACTCGGCGAGGCCTTTGAAGAAGTCTCCGGCACCGGTCACATTGGCGGCTTGGGTAAAGTCGATCCGCATGCTGTCCGGGATCACCGCCGCCGCGTCGCTGCCCAGGTTGGCCACCGCCGACATCAGCGTGGAGATATCTTCTTTGCTGGCGCCTGGCCCGTAACGACCTACACGCATGGGCATGCCGAAGATGTCGGCAAAGCCCATCCAGTCCTTCCATGTCCAGGCCTTACACATGTAGCCCACCGCAGCGAGTCGAGCCAGACCGCCCCGAATTGGCATCCCCGAACGGATGCGTGGCAGGTGGATTATGAACTTGTACGGAGCCAAAGCGATGCCATTGACCGGGTCGGCCTCATCGAGCAAGCGCAGTTCCCGGCCGGTGTCACGGTCGAATTGGAAAAACCGCTGGTCGCGAGGTTCGAAGCGCGACGGGTTCCAGGTCTTACCACTGCGGTCCCACATGATTTCGGAAACGGAATAGCCCTTGCCCATGGCGTCGGTCAGGTCGGCTTGCAGTTCGCCGAACTCGGGAGAGCCCACTATTTCCTTGAGCTGGTCGGCGCGGCGTACATCCTCGGCGTCGTCGCTGGCGGCTTCGACACGAATGGACAGGCCGGATATCGCCAGCTTGCGGGTGCCTAACACTGAGGCGTAATGCAGATCCCGCTCTTCCATTTCCTCGGCAAGGGTCAGGTAGTCATGGGCCGAGCCCTCGGCGGCAGCTTGCAGGATGCTGGCAAGGCGACCGGGCGTCAGGCCGCTGGCCACCGACGAGTGCCAGATCTGGCGAATGCCGGTGGTACGGACTGCGGCCAGTTCTTCGGTGAGTTTGTCGTACTGGATCGGGCGACCGTATTGATCGACGATGCGGGAGTCAGCCATTACCAAATGCCTTTCTGGGTGCGCCAACCTGCGCCTAGCTGGATCTCGCGATCTTGCTGGGCAGCCGGTTGGACTCGGTGAAATTCGAATATTTCGGTTTCCTGCCGGGAGGCGTAATCCGCCAGCACGGCGGCGATACCGGCGTCACCATGGCGCTTGGGGCCGGACTTTTCGCCTTTTTCATTGGTGCGCTTTTCCGGGATGCGGGCCACGCCCTTGACCACGCGAAAGGCGCGCACATCGCTGACCACGTCTTTGTCGGCGGGAATGTCGTAGAAGGTGTCGTCTTCCAGGGCTGCTTTGAACGGCGGCATGTTGTCGCGATACCAGCCCTCGGTCAGCATCACCCGTTCAATGCGGTTGAAGCCAAACTCGATAGCCGTGTCCTCGGACAGTTGCGAGCCGTTGCCTCTGGCATCGTCGGCGCCTTTGAGGAAGTTGGGCAGGCGGCGCAGGATGTAAAATTTGATCTGAAGCTGTTGCTTGAATGGCACGTTACGCAGTTCAACCACAAAGGGCGTGCGCTTGCGCAGGTTCTGTTCCTTGAGTAATGGCCAGAACACCGACAAGTCGCCGCTACGGCCGAAGTCCATTCCGTAATAGCTTTGGACATCCAATGGAATGGCCTCAAGCAGCGGTTTCAGATGCTCTTCGCACCACTCCAGTGACTCGGCCAGCCGCATGTGTTCGGGCATAGTCTCGTAGCCCTGCGGGTAGGCCAGGCGCAATACCGGCACGTCGCGACTACTGCGTTGCTCGACAAGGGCCAGACTGAGAAAGGCGCCACCGCCCTGGGACGGTACGCAGTCCAGCTCCTCTTCGGCGGCATCGCCGTAGAAGTCGTAGACGTCCTGGACCCAGGCGGTTTCTTCCTCGGGCTTGTAATCGATACCCTTACGCAGGCAGACCCGCTGATAAAGCCCATCGGAGACGGCTTCGCGGAATGGGCAACGGAACAGAACGCCCTTGCGTTTACCGGCGCGGATATCGTTGATCAGTTCGTTGAAGGCGTTTTCAGTGCCGTCGTGAGTGCTGATCACATGGACTTCACCGCCCCAGATCAGCAGGGCCAGCGCGGCTTTCAGCAGTTCGGCCAGATCCTGGTGGAACGCCGCTTCGTCGATCACCACAACGCCCTGACGGCCCCGCAGGTTCGACGGGCGACTGGTCAGAGCGACAATGCGGTGGCCACTGGGGAAACCGATGGTATAGGTCTTGATGTGCTTGTCGGGGTCGCTATCGGGCCAAATACCTTCTTCGATTTCCCCGGCTGCATAGTTGAAGGCCCGCGACCACATGGCACAGGCCTGGATGTATTCGACCGTCATGTCCTGGTTGTAGCCCAGGTAATAGACGGTCTGGCCACCGGCTGGTTTTTCTGCGGCGGCGACCAGGACGTTGTCTGCCGCTTCTGCCCAGGTCAGACCAATACGACGGGACTTCTCGCCGACCTTGAGCGGGGCGCGAATGCCGATCCACTCTTTCTGGTAGTCGAGCAGAACCGCCGGTGCAGTTAGGCTCGCGGTGTTGCCCAAGACAAGATCGACAGTGCGATTGCTCATGGGCACCTCGGGGCAGGTCTTAACCTCTGACGAATTTCTGCACGCAATTCGTCTGGTGTGTCTGGGTGGCGGCACACCTCGCGCAGTAGCTGCTCGGATCGATCACGCTGCATTTCAATGGCGTCGATATGCTGCTGAAGGTCTATGACAGATGGTTCGCCACGGCGCTTCTTGTAGAAGCCCAGAAACCAAGCCAGTGCCAAATAGAGCGCAACGTTGATGTCACAAATCAAAAGCCAACGGGCGTTGTCTTCATTGGCCGAAAGACCGCTCATAGCGAAACAGATCGCCAGGGCAAAGAAGTAGTTCATGAGGCCATCCCTAGAATCTCGCGGCGTATCTCATCGACGGTCTCTGCGTTCAAACCGCCTTTCTTGGCAATTTTCTCGACACGCGCCGCCGCAGCCTCGGTCTTCTCGCGCCATTCGGCTTGCCATTTTTTCTGCACTACCGAGGCCTTGCCCAGCTCGGCCACGGCCTTGGCCACCTTCGGCAAGTCCATCTGGTCGCCGTCGCTCATCAGTAACTTGAACAGGTGCTCCTGGACCAGGCGCATCAGCGCTTCGTTGACCGCGCCTTCTTCATCCGGAGCCGCAGCCACCACGGCGCGGGCTTGTTCGCTGGCCATCTTCAAGGCCGAAAGCTTGGATTCGAAGTCTTGGCCATAACGATGCAGCGCTGACTTGCTGATCGAAAAACCCTGGGTCGATAGTTCGTTGGCCAGGGCTTCGTAATCGCTGAAGTTGTTTTCGGCCAGGGCCTTGTCGAGCCAGGTCTTGACCTGCTTCGGTAGGCTGGCGACTTTGCTGCGCGGTGGCATGGCGTCAGCTCCAGTATTTTTCTGGGCGGGCAATGCCGGGATTGCAGGGGATGGTGTATTCGGCAATGTCGACGCCGTAGTGGGTTAGGCCGCAGATCCACACACCGCTAGGTTGCTTGTCCAAAGTCGCCAGACTGCGATCTTTCAGGTAGTCGAGTTCACGCCGTAGCTCCAGAGTGGTGGCGTCTGGAAAGATGCCCTGAATGGTCGACAGCACCACGGCCT